GAGCGGCTGCCGCAGCAGATCGACGGTCTCGGGCCGCGCATAAGTGGCGTTCAGTTCCTGTTCGCTGAGACGGCCGTCGATAGCCTCGTGGACGGTGTCGAGGCCGTCGGAGTAGGTATCGAGAAGCGGCTTCGTGAGGCGGGTAACCCCGCTGACAATGTTTGGACGCGGCCATGCCATGCGGGGCCACCCACCTTTCGAAATGCGTTGTGGTCAGGCGATGATCAGTTCAGGCCCGATGACAGCCGAAGTCGACTCGTCACCGATCACCGGGCCGACTAAGGGGTTCCGGCGAGGTCGTTCTTCGTACGCAGACGCCGCACCTTCGCGAGAGCGAGCAGGTCGAACTCGAACGCGTCGATCGACTTGCCGTCGGCGATCGCGGACGAGACGGGGCTACCGAGCGTCATCCGCTCGCAGTAGTAGCCGACACCGTCGGAGGCGTAGTTCTTCGAGACCCACAGGAAGGCGAACTCCTCCTCCTCGCCCACGTCCCAGACCCAGATACCCGAGCCTGCAGACGTTTCGCTGATCGAGCCGCCCTGCAGCGCGGTCTGCACCGCAGCCTTCGAGTAGTCGAAGCACTTGAACTTCATCGACTCCTTGCGCGGATCACGCAGGATCGCGTAGGGCGCATCCCGGTAGTTCGCGGCGTGGATCTCGGTGACGTTCTGCGTCGGGTTCTTCTGGATACCGGCCTCGACACCACCGAACGCGGACCAGGTCACCGCCGGCACGGCCGGCGGGCCGGTGATCGCCTCGGTGAGCGGGAGTTCGGTTCCCGTCAGGGTGAAGATGTTCTCGGGGATGCCGGTGCCGGCGGGGGCGCGGAAGCCGTCGCCGTCGAGCCAGGCATAGGCGTTCTGGGGATTGGCGTGGTTGCTCACGGGTATTTCCTCCCGGGTTGGGCTCACACTGTCGTGAGCGTCGATTGGTGGCCCGCCCGCGGACGCGCCAGGAAACATCCACGGGCGGGCGATCAGGGGCCGGTCAGCGGACCGACATCTTCAGCTCAACCCGGACGGGCGAGCGGTACAGCGGCATGTCGATGGCACGGGACTTGTCGGTGAGTGACAGGGGGCCGTCCTTCCACTGCGCGATCCATGTCCCAGTGCGCCATCGCACGGCGCCGGCTCGGCCGATCAGCTCACCGGCGAGCGCGGCAATGTTCCACGCCGTCTCCTCCGGGTCTGTGCGGCAGAACGCGTCGACGATCGCAGGGTCGCCGGTCGCGGCCATCACCTCGAGCGGTGGCACGCACGCGTCGACCTGCACCCACGGCCGCCGCAGCATCGGATCGGTGCCGGTGTTCGCCGACGGCCGGACGAGCACGAACGGGCGGGTGATCTGTTCCGGCGCATCCCTGGTCGAGATCAGATGCGCCGGAACGACGTCGGTGAACTCGGTGGTGTTGACGAGGAAGTCGCGCACCGCGGCCGGCGCGAACGGCATGACGATCCTCATCGCGGCTCCCATCCGGAGTACTCGCCGAAACGTGCGGCGTTGTTCGTCAGCACCGCGTGCGGCGGGGTGTCGACGGTTCCGTACTCCTTGTAGATCGAGTCTTCGTCGTCGTCGATCACGAACACCCGGTCGCCGTCCGCCTCCACCGTGATGCCGTCTCGGTAGTCACCGGTCAGGACCGGGGCGTCGGCCCGGGCACCGTCGGCGATCTGCATGCCGATGTCGAGGCGGTCATCGAACGATGCCTCGATCGCTTCGGCCTTCGCTGCGCCCGGGTAGACGACGAACCGGGTGGGCATCAGGACTCCGCGGCCGCGCGAGGTCGACGGGTACGCTTCGGCGCCGCCTCCGGATCGAGATCCGAGGGCCGCTCGACGTCCACGTCCTCGTCTGGGAGCGCCTCGACGGCGGGCTCATCCCCCGGGGCCGGGTCAGCGGCCGGTTCGGGCTCGTCGACGATCGGCACACCGTCGGCGATCGTCTGGTCTTCGAGCGTGGCGAGGTGCCGGAGGTGCTCGACGTGCCGGATAGAGCCGCGGGTGGTCGAGACGGTCCGGCCTTCGGGGTCGGTGAACGTGACGACGTCAGAGTGTGTTTCGGACATGGTTACTCCTTCATGTCGGATGCAGAGCGCACGATCGCGGCGATGTAGGCGGTGCGGCGGGAGCCGCGCGCGGGTCGTCGGGGCCGCGGGGTGCCGACGACTTGATAGGTGCCCCCGTCGGGGCCACGGAACCGGTCCCGCCGTTTCGGCATCACCGGGATGCCCGGTGTCAGGAGCAGGACGAATCCGGACGTCTCGTGCCCGCTTTCGAACTCGGTGTTCCCGATGTCGATCGACGACGAGGTGAGCTGCCGCTGCTGCAGTAGTCCGGTCCACTCGATCTCGATCGGCTGGCCGGGCATCCGGTTGTTGGTGACCGGGTCCAGGGTGGGTTCACTGTCGGTGAGCAGGACCCATGACTCGGTGAGTGGTCTCATCGCGCACCGCCGATCCGGATCGAGAACGCGCTACCGGTGCCGTCGGCGCCTGGGAGGAGTGAGTTGATCTCGTTCTTGGAGAACCAGATCAGGTCAGGTCCGACCCGGTACGTGGTCGACAGTTCGGGGAACTGTTCGGACTTGGTCATGAGCCCGATCCGCAGCGACTCGTATGCCTGGGCGACGGCCGAGGCGAGTGTGCCGCGGACCTGGTCGACGTCGAGCTTGCCGCTCGCTACCCGTTGGTCGAGGCGTGGGACGAGGGAGCGGAGCTTCGGCGCGGCGAACACGATGAGTTGTTCGATGCGCGTCAGCTCCGCTTCCTCGAGCGTCTCGCCGAGCAGTGCGGCGACATTGGCTGCGGTGATGTACTTCTCAGGCGTCGCCGGAGTCGTCATCAGCTTCGTCCCCGAGACCTTCGTCGGTGGCGAGATCGGCGTCGCCGTCGGCCGCGTGGGCAGCGATGGCGGCGAGGATCTCGTCCTTCTTCGTCACGCCGTCGAGGTCGATTCCTTCACGGTCGGCGTACGCCTTCAGCGCGGGGACCTTCCACTTGTCGGTCGGTGCACCGTCGGGGATCTCCGGAGCCGACATGGCGCCGATCCTCGGCCCGGCCGCCGCCGGCACTGCGGTGGCATCGTCGATGCGGTATCCGTGGCGGGCGAAGTAGGACAGGGCGTTCTGGTCGTCGGTCTCGCCGCGGCCGTTGATGAACGCGACGCCCGCGACGATTCCGGTGTATCCCTCGACGGGGGTTGTCACAGCAGTCTTCATCACGCCACCTTGATGTTTCGGAACACGGCTGCGGCCTTGGTGGCCTTCAGCGCGACGGACACGGGGCCGAGCTCGACCTCGCCCTTCTTCACTGCACCGGAGGTGGAGAAGTCGGGCAGCCAGGTCTGGACGATTTGGCTGCCGACGGTGGTCACACCGTGGAAGCCGTCGAGACCGACGCGGAACGCGTACAGATCGGTGAGACCGGTCTGGGCGGTGCCGACGGTGCGGGACTCGATCGGGATGATCGGATCGTTGGTGCCGGCCTTCGAGCCCGGGTCGGCGAACACGATGCCGCCGTATGTCTCGCGCTCGACAGGGCGACCACCCGCACCGATCAGACCCTCGACAGGGTCCTTGGTGTACATCCCCGCGCGCCGCGCGGCCGCACGGACACGGGCGAGAGCGCGGGAGTTGCCGAGGATGACCGTCGGGCTGCCGTCGAGGAGCGAGAGGAACTCGTCGATGGCGTCGAGCGCCTTGTGCTCCGCGCGCGCGTTGGTGTCGAAGTCTGTCCAGTCGGTGACGGACGTTCCCCGGAACTCGGTCGAGCTGCCCGTCAGCGCCTTGTCGAGACCGTCGAATCCGGTCGCGTCGACGGCGGTGTCGCCGTTGATCACCTCGTCCTGGAACTTGGTGACCGCGGCCTTGATCTTCTGCTGCAGGTTCACCGCGACGGCGGCGGACGCGGCGGGACCGATCGACGCGATGACGCGGTCGACCTCGAACGCGCCGCCGAGCACCGCGAGTTCGGTGGTGACCGGCACGGTGGTGACATTCTGCGGCGTGTACTCGGTGTTGAGTGCGCGGGTCGCGGCCGTCGCCTGCGTGACCAGCCGCCGGTACCCGTAGGTGAGCGTGGCACCGCCACCGGCCGGGTTGACGGCCTGATCGAAGGTCAGTGCGTCGAGAACGGCGCTCTCCTTGCGAAACTCGTCGATGACCGTGGGGTCGTAGTCGGTCTGAGCGTTGTTCTTTCCCTCAGCCAGGGTGGTCGGTGCCATATCGGCTCTCCTTCAGTGTGGGATCGAGACGATCAGCTGCCGTAGTGGCTGCTCATCGCCTCGGTGAGGCTTGTGTGTGTCGTTTTGCCGCCGCCGCGACCCTGCGACGGGTCCGGGGCCGGGTTCTTCACCGCCGGGGGCGCGGCGCCGAGCAGCTCCTTGAAGCTCTCGGCGTCGGCGACGAGCTCGTCGAGCGTGGCGCCCTGGAGCCGACCGGCCGTCGACAGCGGCAGACCAGCCTTGGCGGCCGCTTCGTACCGGAGCGCCTTCGTGGCGTTCTCGGTCGCGGTCCGCTCAAGTTCGGCCCGCTGCTCAGCATCACGCTCGGCTTGGGTCTTCTGGGCGTCCTCGAACTCCTTCACCCGGTCGGCGAGTTCCTGCGCGCGCTGCTCTGCCGCGGCCCGCGCCTCTCGTTCGCTCCGGAGGGCCTTCATCCCGCCTTCGCCGAGCGGATCGCCTTCCGGCTTCGGCGGATCAGTCGGAGCGGGCGGCGGCGGTGTCGGGTTGGCCGGCGGCGTCGCGCCGCCCTCACCACCCGGCCCACCTTCGGGGGCATTGAAGTACCGCAGCCAGGGCCGGTTCTTGCGCATGACGATGTCCTCCATCGCGGAGTCGGTCCGCGGCGCATCGCGCGCCGTGGTTCGGTGCATCCCCGCCGGTCGGCGGGAAGAATGTGTGCCGCCTACGCGGCGCCGAGCACGTACCCGTTCATCCGGAGCAGGCGCAATGCCTGCTCCCGGGATTCGGCGAGTTCGTAGATCGCTTCGGGCATCAGCCGCGGCGTCCGACGTGCGGTGCGTCCACGCGTCCGGATCACCTTTCCCGCGATGCCACGTTTCGTGACGCCCTCGGTCGTGGTGAACAGTTGCTGCCCATACACGTTCTGCCGCTGCAGTTGCCCCGCGACGTCCAGACCGTGCGCACCGCGGCGGGCGTTGACGACCTGGTTGATGTCGGCGCCGTCGCGGATCGCTTCCGCGCCGGCCGCCGTGAACAACTTGTCCTGCTGCGGGGTGTCGAGGGAGTCGAAGAACTCCCGCGGGTCGGTGGTGAGGTCGCCGGCAGTGTCCTCGGTCGCCGGGATGTGCCGACAGTTGCACTTCGGGTGCCGCAGGAAGCCCGCGCTGTACCGGTAGAAGCGCCCGGCCAGAACCACGCACCGCGAGCACGACGGCGGCACCAGCATCCGGACGTAGCCCACCCGCGGGCGGGCAGCGATCGCGAGCCCGGTCGCGACGCGCGACGCGTCCGCGAGTTGTGTGTGTACACGCAGCATCAGCGCGTGCAGACCGGGACCGCGCCACGCCTGCAGCGCCGCAACGGATCCGGGCTCAGCCGACTTCCCGACCGCGCCCTTCGCGGTGATCACCGCCCCGTACAGCAGGGAATCAAGCGCGCGGCCGTCGGAGGCGACGCCGACGAGGCGGGACGGGTTGATCTCGACGTCCGGGTCGACCGGCGTCCCTGCCTCGTCGAGCACACCGGCGACATAGTCGTCGGCGCCCATCACCGCGCGCTGCTGGCCGACCGCGAGGAGACCGGTCAGCTCGTCGACGTGCTCGGCGAACCACGCATCGAAGTCCGCCGGCGGGCGACGCCCCCAAATCCGCTCGGCTCTGGCGAGGACAACCCCGCTGATCTTGCGCTGTTCCTCGTAGTGATCAGTTGCCGCCTGCAGGATCATCGGTACCCCGGTTCTCGTTCAGCGGTCGAGTAAGGAACGCGCCCAACCCTTCGGCGGCTTCCTGCTCGAGGTACTTGCGCTCGCGAGCCTTGCGGGCTTCGCTCCACCCGAGCTCGTCCCACGCACCCTCGCGCGAGAGGATCTCCTTGCCGCCGGTCATCTTGTTCAGACCGTCGACCTGCTGCGCGAACGTCGGGGTGCCCGCGTCGTGCCACTCGACTCGGATCAGGTCGCCGTCCGGCCACACGCCGGTACGCAGCCGCTCGGCGATCCCCAGCACCCAGCCCCAGCAGTCACCAGCCATCCGTTGCTGCTTCTCGGATCGGGTGATCCGACGATCCTGCGCAGCCCGGATAGCGCCCTCCGCGGGCGGATTCGCGGTCGAGATGCCGAAGTAGTCCGGCGGCAGCCCTGTGATGGCGGACATCTGCTCCGAGAGCATCGTGATGACCTTGGTGAAGTTCGCCAGATCGGCGGCGTCGAAGTTGCCGAACTTCGCGTCCTTGTTCGCGGCGGCCTTCATCGCGGTGAAGTACGACTCCCACACCGCCAGCGGCTCGCCGTTCTCGTCGACGAAGTCGCCCTTCGACACACCGACTGCCCACTTGTCGGGCACCGAGTGCGACTCGGCGGCGACTTGCAGGTTCATCAGCTGCCGGCCAACCATGTCGGTCGGGCCGATCAGCGGCGCGATCTCAGAGCGGCCGACGAACTTGCCGGCGCGGGGACGGTTGAGGAACAGCACGATCGGGACCCGGCCCAGGCCGTGCTGATCTCGGCTCTCCTCTACGAGGCGCCCGAGCATGTTCGTGCGCAGGCTGATCGTCTCGTCCGGGAGGTACAGCGTCGCCGCCTGCCGGCCGACGTCGTCGACGTAGGTGCGTAGCGCAGCCGTCAGCCTGCGGGTCTGCTGGTCGACGATCGACGTCATGTGCTCGGGCGACTCCACCCGGATCAGCGGGCGACCGGACGGGTCCGGATTCGTGCCCACCGACACGTACGAGCGGCCGTAGATCAGCGAGTCGAGGTGAGCGAGCATCGACTGCGAATCGAGGTTCGACGCGTTCCAGTCGCGCATCATCTCCTCGTCCGCGAGATCGGTGTCCGGTCGAATGATCATCTTGACCTTCAGCCGGTCGTTGATCGCGTCAATGACGATCTGCGGCCACGCGAGAGCGAACTCGAACACCCGCAACTCTGGCGGAACGGCGAGCCCGATCGTCGGAATGATCTGTTCGGCGTTGTAGTACGCGTCGAACTTCTTGTCCTCCCTGCGCTCCCTCGTCGCATTGGTACGCAGCTCCCGCAGCATCGCCGACTCAGCCGAAGACAGACCCACCTCGCCCTCGCCTCCTCTCACTTCTCGCAGTTGCAGTCGAGCGCCCCTTGCTGGCGCCGAAACAGATCACCGTCGTGTCGGACTTCTCCGGCCAGCCGCCGGCCTCCGCATCGCACGCCGCGGCATGGGCGAGCACCGACGTCATCGCGGCGTCGATCTTGCGATGCTGCTCCCCGCCCGGCTTGCCGAGGATGTACCGCTGGCCGTTCTGCGCGACCTTGATCGCATTCGCCATATGCACCCGGGTGATCGGGCAGCCGTCATCCTTGATCCGGCCCTCCTTCAGATCCACGAGGAACCGCTCGAGCTCCTCGTGCATGAACTTGACCCGGTACGTCGGCCACTCGATGACACGCTTCTCGCCGTACTTCTGCGCCCACTCCCCGATCTCGGTCCGCCAGCCCGGCGGGTCGTAATAGCCACGGGAGACATCCCACCGGTCGTGGATTTCGTCGAGGGCTACCGCGACCTCGTGCCGCGGGATCTGCCCGCCCCACTCCGCCGGATTCCAGATCGTCGGCCGTTTGACGGGCCCGTACCGCGGGGTGAACAAACGCCCCGACCGGGTACGGCACCGGATCACCGTGAAGTCGTCACTGTCCGAGCCGTCGAACCCGACACTGACCTGCGTACCGCGCTCGGGGTTCGGGAGCCATTTGAGCTCACGCACGGGCATAGGCGCTCTCCCACAGTCCATCCGGAAGCCACGCGCCCATGCCGGAGACCTTCATGTTCCCGTAGAAACGCTGCGCCTCGGCCGGCTTCGTCTGCATCAGGTCCATCGCCTCGGCGTCGATCGCATCGAGGTCGATCCAGCTGCAGCCGTCGTAGACGTACCGCAGAATCCGGCGCCGATCTCGCTTGTTGTTCCACGACAGCCCTGCGGGAGGGGTGCGCAAAAACTTGAACACGTCCTTCACCGTGCCCTCGAAAGTCTGCTGGGCATCAGAGTTTTCGGCCGGATCCCACATGTTCGTCGTCGCGATCGAACGGCCCTGCATACCGGCGGCACCGCGGCGCTGCGTCGACGCGACTTTGATCATCTTGTTCTCTTTGGTGTACAGCCCGTTCTCGTCCTGCAGCGCGAACGTGATCGGATTACCGAGGCGCGAGTTCGCGGACGCCGTGACGACGTCGATCCGGCACTCATCGCCCGGCAGTCGGATGAATCCCTCGCGGATCGCCATCAACTCGGACAGCGGCCCGTTGCGGATCATCGTCTTCAGTGGGTCGTAGACGTTGTCGACCTGGTCCTCCGACGTTGCCGTCAGCTGGATCAGCGGCGAAGGGTGCGGCATGCCCTTCGGCTCGCCCACCTGGTACTCGTGCTCGAATCCACAGTCGCAGCCGTGGTCAGCGCACCGGTACACCTCGCCGTCCTCGGCCCACCCCGCGAACAGCGAGGGCCCGACCGCTTCGATGCACACGATCGTCGCCGACCACGGTCCCTTGCCGCACTTCTGCGGACCGACGATCAGCGATCGCCGGTACACGAACGCGGTGCTCTTCAGCGGATTCTCGGGAATCCACTTCGCCTTCGGCCGCACCCGATAGTGCTGCGCCGTGCAGTAGAACTGCCAGTCCGCGGACACGAACGGCTTGCCCTTGTGGAAGCCGGTCGGGATCGAGCAATGCGCCTGTACCCACGCGTCTTGCAGGTGTGCGAGGGTCGGGAAGTCGACGATGTAGTCAGTCGACATCCGGCACCGGCGACAACCGCCGCTGCGGACCCGATCGACGCGCGGACTTCCGCGGCGTCCGCGTCGGTTCCGGAGCTCCACTCGGCTCGACCGCATCCTCGACCGGACCAATGATCCAGCCGTTTTCCTTCAGCCCCGCGGGCGTGAGTCCGATCTGGTCTGCGAAGCGCGTCGCGGACGTGACCGTCGCGGCCGGCGCGTCAGCAGCCTCAGCCTTGACTGACCACCGCACCCACTGACCGATCGTGTACCAGCGCCACGGTTCCTGAATCCACTGCGTCGCCTGCGGAGTCCGCCACGCCCACTCCCACACCTCGCCTTCGCGATCCGTTTGGGCAGCGAGCGGAAACTCCGGGATCTCCTCCTGGTATCCGCCGGCGTCGAGCCGCTTCGCCTTTAGATCTCGCGCGTCAGAACGCGCTGACACCATCGACGGATGCGGACCAGACCGGTTCCGGGCACCACCATGACCAGCCATCACTCACTCCTTCAGCGGCATCGCGCCGCACACGACGTCGGACGGCATCGCGCCAGCCAACAGGGAAACGAGTCACGGATCGGACGCGTGACGAAAGACCGCCCGGGCAGCCGCACCACCACCGCTCTCTCAGACGGCGGATCTACCAACGGCCGGCGCTGTACAGCGGCCAACCGGGGGCGTTGTGTGCGGCTTCGCTCCCATCCAGCGCTGGGTTCGACTGACGCTGGCGGGTGACGTCCACCCGGGCGGAAAACTACGAGGTGAGAGCAGCGACGATCGCGCCGAAGACGGCGTCCTTCCTCCGCTGCATCTCGGGTAGTTGGCCGTAGGCGACCAGGCACGGATGAGTCTTCGCGACCGCGTCCTTCGTCTCGCCGTACGTCCAGCCGTCAGCAAGCTTGTGGCGGCGCCAGGATTCGTGAAGTTGCTCCGAGGTCGCGCCGGCGAGCGCCTTCTCCACACCCTCGATCGCAGATTCGCGCTGCCACTCCGGCGCGTCGTCCCATCCGGGCGATACCGCAGGATCGCTGAGGATGATCTGGATCGCGCGATTCGCCTCGTGGCAGACCCGGGCGATGTCGGCGAAGTAGGCGGGCTTCTTTCCGCCGGTCCAGGTACCCATGAGCGCCTCCATGTCGTGAGTCACCCGGCCGGCCACGCGGCCAGCCGGAACGTGTTGAACCCTCCGCACCTTTCAGAGCCCTCCCCCGCGGCGGCGCGCGCGCACCTCGTTCGGGGGTACCCCCCAGGGGTGCGCTCAGCGTGCCCAGTGTCGAACGCCCGTTCGAATTAGGGTGTCCTCAGAAACGGTCGGCCTGGCGCGAGTTGCAGCGCCGGCACGCGACACCGAGCGGGCCTCGAGGGTCGCCGCCGCGGGCGATCGGGATGACGTGGTTCGCGGTCAGGTCTCGACTCGGGTGTGGCGGCTCGCCGATGCCGGGACACCAGTAGCCATGCTCGGCGACGTGGTCGTCGACGGCCTGCTTCCGGCGCTGGCGCTCCTGCCAGTCTCGGGTCACCTTGGTCGGTGTCGTCTTGCGCTGGTGTGCGTCTCGCTCACCGGCATGCTCTCGGCATAGCGACGCGGCCTGTATCTCGGGGCAGCCGTGCACTCGGCAGACGCGCATCGTGTTGCGGGCCATCACCGAATCCTCTCCGCCGTTGCGGGCACGCGGTTGTACCTACCGAACGCGCGACGACGAGGGGCTGTGCACGCACAGCCGGGAGCGCGGTCGGGGTGGCGGTGTGGTTGACATGCGTCTGCGACGGGGAGGACCCGGTGAACGACTACGCGGCCAGGACTTAGAGTCACTGGCCGCGCAAGCGCAGCTTACACCATCAGGTGTCCAAGTGCAGGTCAATGGGTTTCGGCTGTGTTCACTTGGTTCTCCATCAGGTTTTGGTGCGCTCGGGCCTCAGCGTCACGAAGATCGTTGGCGCTGTATCCGACGACGCCGTCTGCCTTCATCGTGGTGACGGCACCGGCTTTGGCCCAGCGAAGGATGGTCGGTCGACTGCGCCCCGTCAGCCGCATCGCTTCTCTCAGCGTGACGTACTCGTCGGTATCGATGTCGAGAAGATCGGTCACTCCCATCCGTTCCCTTCGCTCTCCCCGAGGCTTCGGCGCTGCGCTCGGGGCCGTGTTGTGACGCCGCGGATCTCGCTGCCGTAGCTCTCTGCTGTCTGTGCCGCCCACGCCCACTCCGACTCTGGTACTCGCTCACCGCAGCGCTGGTCCGAGCACGCCACGAGCATCGGGTAGGCGTACGCGAGCGGGCGTACCTTCTGCGACTCGACCTGGCCGCGCTGACTGACGGCGAACAGGCGGTACTCGTCGTCATAGACCGGCGGCCCGGCCGGCGGGTGCACGAGGACCGACTCTCTGCCGCAGTGTGCGCACCTGTAGCCGCGGAGTCGGCGGGCGCGGTCACCGGTGGGCCAGCGCGCGAGGTGCGTGCCGCGCTGGGCGCCGAGCTCCTGCGTCATCTCGCCCACCCAGTCCCGCTCGATGATCCAGTCGAACCGGTCGAGCAGGAATCGGGCCGCCGTGTTCGCGGTCATCCAGACCAGCGGCCCGGGCCGGATCCCGACGACCCTGCGCTCGCCCGTGCGATCCATCCGGCGCGCTGCGGGCAAATCCGGCTCAGCCTCTCCCCTGTAGGCAGCAACCATCCTCGCCCACTCGCAGAGGTAGACGAGTTCCTCGTCGGCCGCGTCGACGGCTGCGACCGAGAGCGGGAGCGGTGCTTCGTTCTTCGCCGGTCGGGTGTAGCCGTTGCTGCGATCCACGGCAGAGTTCGTCGGCTCGATCTGCTCCCGTAGCCACGCGATCATCTGCGGGGTGTCCGCGATCAGTTCGGCCAGGCGTGCGGCGTGGCCGCGGCACAGCTGGGCGAGCGGGTACGTGCCGGCGACCGCGCGACCACCGTCGATCGCGAGGTCGTGCACGGCGCGGACGCCGTCACCGATCCCGGTCTTCCCGTCCGGGAGCCGGAACGGTTCTCCGACTGCCGGTACCCGGCGGTGCGGTAGAACGCAGAGTCGGTCGGCCACCTACTCCTCCATCCTCTTCCACTGCTTCGAATCGGGGTCGATCACCCAGCCGTGCAGGCGGTTGAGGATCGCCTGCGCGAGGGGTGCGTAGAACTGGTCGTGCGAGCGGAACACCTGCGGCTGGTCGAGGTGACCGAACAGCAGTCCGTCCATGCCCTTCGCGAGATCCCGCACCTGCGGTTCGATGTCGGTCGGGTACGGCGGGGGTTCGGCGGGCGGCGCGTCCTGTGCCGCCGCGATGACGGCCCGGATCGTCGACGGATCTATGGCGTTCACGCTTCGCTCGCGGTCGTGGTGCCGACGTACCGGATGTAGAGCTGTCCACCGCGGACGGCTGCTTCGAAGCCGGGGCCGAATCCGCCGACGCCTTTGCGGACTCTGTTCGAGAACGAGCTCGGGTCCTTGAAGGTGTCGGCGGCGGTCGATCGGTACTCGATCCACTGATCGACGTTGGCCTTCGCGAAGTCGATCAGCTGTTGGCGGACGGCCGGGACGTTCGGTCGGCGGCCGGCGTTCGGTTCGGGGAGTTCGCCGACGAGCCGGAAAGCAGGTGGCGAGGCGGTGGCCGGCGCCTTCGTTGCGGGCATCGCGGCGGGAGTTGGGTTGACGACGACGGCGCGGGGACGGTTGCCGGGGACGGGCATCGGAGTGGCGGTGGGGCCGCCGCGGACCTGTGCGCGTGCGGCTTCGCGTCGTTCTCGTCGTTCTTCTGCCGCGTCCATGTCGGCGAGAGATCCGTAGGTCACTGGTGGTCTCCGTTCGTGGGTGGGGTTGTGCCGGTGGTGTTTCTGGATCTGCGCCGTCGTCGTCCTCGGGAGGATGTGCGAGGCGGGTTCTGTCGTGTGGTGGGTTGCGTTGAGAGATCAGGGCTCCCGTCCCGTCCCGTCCCGTCCCGCCCCGCCCCGCCCCGTCCAGTCCGGACAGGATCCGTACCCTGCTCACCTGTCTGGCCTTGTCCGGTCCTGTCAGGGTTCTGACAGGCCGGGTGTTCGCGCTGGTCATCGGCCGGGCGGGTGGCGTGCTCCGGCTGGCTGCCGGGTCGCGGAGACGTCGCGTTCGCCGACGGGGTGTCGGCTCGCTGTGCAGGAGCATCAACGGGGTTGGTGCGCTGGGGTGCCGCGTTCTCCGGTTGGGTGCCGGGTCGCTGTCCTGCGGGGGCCGCGGTCGCCGACGGGGTGTCGGTTCGCTGGCTGGGTGTCTCGGTGGCGGCGGGCGGGAGGCCCGGCGCGCGGTTGCCTGGGGTGATGACCTTTCGGGGGCGGGGTGGGACCTCGTACCCGTTGCGCTGGCGCCATTCGTTGTTGGTGAGCCAGGTGATGGTGTGGGGGCTGTAGTAGGGGCTGGTGGGTTCGGGAAGGAGTCCGGTGGATCCAGCCGGGACGGCTCGGTCTTTGCGGCTGCTGTTGCAACTGCGACAGCAGACGACGTAGGTGTCGATCGTTGCGGGCTGGCCGGGCTCAAGGTGGTCGTACGTGCCGGACCGGCCGCCGGTGCGGGAGTTCCAGTCGACGACGTCGCCGCACCAGCGGCAGCCATCGCCGTCGCGGAGGCGGACCGGGACGATCAGCGCGGGGTTGCTGTTGTCGAGCTTGCGCTGCTTCTCCCAGTCGATCTCCTCCTTCAGACGGAGGTGAAGGAAATCCGGGTCGTCGTCGACGAGCTTGTAGGCGGTGCGGCCGTCGACGACGACCTCGGTGAGATAGCCGGCGTCCTTCGCGACGGCGAGTAGGACGTCGACGCGGGACGGACCTGCGAGCGAGTAGGCCGTGCCGTACGTGACGACGTAGTCGGTCGTGTGTGCACCGGCCTGCGCGGCGCAGCGCGAGATGAAGCCGTGCACCTCGTTGAGGAGGCGGTCGTCGAAAGCCTCGTGCTCGATGACGTTGAGGACGATCGGATGGTTCGCGGACGTGTCGCCCCAACGCACCCACGGCACGGGTCAATCACCTACCTGGATATGGCTGGGCTTCAACATCTTCGGGAGTCCAATCGTCGAGGGCGTGCTGCGGGGGTGGGGCGCGGGGCGGGTCCGGGCCAGACATTCCGGGATCAGGCATCAGCGGTTCGCTCTCGCAGACGCTCGACGAGGCTCTCGCACACAGTGCAGCGGTGGGCTGGCGGTTCGTCGTCGGACTTGAACGTCGAGAACACAGTGGCGGACCAGGTGGCGCGCATCGCGGAGACGTTCGAGACGACACAGGCGGGCGACCACTCTGACAGTTCGTACAGGAGCGAGCTGTCGGGCATCTTGTCGCGCGGCAGGAGGTCCGGCTTCACGACGGCGACGAGATGCGCCACTGCCTCGCCGCGCTTGTCCATCGTCCACCACTCACCGACGCGAGGCTTCACGCCTGCCTGGTGGGCGGCCTCGCGACGGCGGCGGCGTTCACGGACGAGATCCTGGCTCATCGCGCACCGGCCTTCGCGTAGCTCGCGTGCCATTCGCAGCCGTCGGCGGGCGCGGTGGTGACCTTGCCGCAGCGGCAGCGCTTGATTCCGAGAACCCTGTGGATCTCGAGCACCCACGGCAGCACGGCGCGATCCTCACCGCGGATGTTCGCGTCGTCGGATAGCAGCGCGATGATGCGGTCGAGCTGATGGCGGCTGAGGCCGAGCCCGGCAGGACCCATGACCCGCTCGCCCGCGGTGATGGCGTCGTACCAAAGTTCGACCCAGCACGCATCGCCGTAGGCGGTGTGGCGCTCGGATTCGGTGGGCGGGTTGACACCGCAGAGCTGCGACAGTTGGTACGAGCGGTACGGGAGCTCGGGGGCGGACTCGATCACTTGCATCTCGGCCTGGGCGTGAAGCATGCCGAGCGCCATCGCGGGGACATCGAGCAGGTGGTAGTCCCAGAGGGGCATCAACCGATTGCGGCGGAGCATGCGGTCGAGGACGTCCGCGTCGAAAGCGGGATTGACGCCGACGAACTGCGCGCCGGCCGTGAACTCGGCCACCTGGCGCGCTGCGTCGTACTCAAGAAGCGGCACCGGTTCGCGGTCGGAGGCAACGTACTTCGCGGGGTCACGGTATCCGGCGTGGCGTTCCCAGAACCGACCGACGTCGAGGCTGCGCGGGTCGGCGTCCGCGAGGTCGACGTCAGCCACCTGGATCAGGCAGGAGGTCGTGGTTCCGTTGTGGCGACGGATCATCGCGATCTCCCACGGCCGCCGGTGTACGGGATGGAGGGACGTGGTTTCGGTGTCGATGAAGACGAGTGGAGCGTTCACTTCGGCCTCCTGGAGGTCGTGCAGTTGAGGGAGTGGGCGAGGTACATGTCGCGACCGCCGGCGCGCATCGCGGCGGCCTTCGTTTTCGTGACGACGTTGGCGCGGAGCTGGCCTGCCCAGTTGTAGAGGGCGACAGTTCCGTTCGGTGACGGGTTCGGTTCGACGACGACCCTGGTCCCGTCGTCGGTGGACGCCGCGACGATCGGGGCGCGGCAGGATGTACACGGTTGTGGGTCCGGGAGTGTGGGCGCGGTGCTCATCCGAGGACTCCTGCGGCGGTGGCGAGGTCGAGTCCCGGGTTCGGGAGGCGGGCGTCCCACCCGGCGGACCATGCGGCGAGGTCGGCGGAGGCGTCCTTCCCGATCGGGATGGTCGGGAGTAGTCCGAGGAACGATTCGCCGCAGGTGACGAGCAGCGAGGTGAAGTTCTCGCGTGCTCCGAGGAGTAGCGGGTAGTCGTAGACGCGGGCAGCCGTGCGGAAGTCGGCGAGGTACGCGGCGCTGACGTAGATCCCGGATACCGAGCGTGACGTGCGGGCGCGGGCTCGGGCGATCAGGCGGGCGATGTCGGGGTACTGCTCGGCGGTCGCGAGGCGCGGGAGGACGAGGGATTCGCCGTCGATGCCGGGGATCCCGGAGACGTCGGAGACGGTGACGTAGTTGTCGCCGACCTCGATCTGCAGTTGCGGTTCGGGATCACCGGACTTCTTCTTCGGGGTCTTGAAGACGGACAGGATCTTCGCGACCTGTTCGCGTCCGATGTCGACGGTGTCGGTGTCGGTGGCGTCGTTGACCTCCCACACCGACGCGATTGCGAGGGCGTAGGCGTTGCCGCCGGTGGCGGTGACGGTGACGTGCTCGGGGTCGATGCCGAGGCGGACGCGGGCGAGGTCTTCGCGCTTCTGGTGGGCGTGTGGGGCGACGGCGGCGAGGGCCTGCCGTAGATCCTTCGTGCCGACGACGATCGAGGTCATCGCGGGTCACCTCCTGCGTGGTCGTGGGATGGGGATTTCGAGTTGGCCGGCGACTTCGACGTGCGGTTCGGGGCGTTCGATCCACCGCCAGATCTGTTCGCGGCGGTCTGGTGGCAGGCTGTTCCACCAGTCGTCGGCGCCGGCCATCGGCTACTCGCCATCGGCGGCGGCTTCGGCGAGGGCGTCGATCAGTTCGCCCTCGACGTCGGACCACTCGTAGGCGAGGACGGTGCCGACCTCGTCACGCCAACTGTCCGCGTCCTTGAGGGACCACGTCGGGCAGTCCGGCAACCAGCGGTCGACCTTGGCGAGGTTCATCTCGGTCGGGAGCATTTCGAGGTAGCGCAAGAGGATGCCGAGCTTCGCGATCGTCATCGTGTTCGCCTCGTCGCGGATCTCGATTGCGAGCGCGTCGGCGCGGTCCGGCGCATCCTCTGCGACGGTGAGGTCGAGCATCGATGCGACGAGCTCGAGGACGTCGATCTCAGTCTCATCGAGCTGGGCGGCGACCATACGGTGCAGCAGCTGGCGCGCGATCTGGTCGTCGCCGGTGTTCAGAACGTCGCCGAGGTACTGGCGGCGGACGGTGGCGGCGGTGGCGAGGTCGGCGGCGAGCTGCTCGCGGCGGGCTTCTTCGGCCGCGGCCGCGGTCTTCGCCTTCTGCGCTTCCCGGGCCTCGTCGACGGACGGGCGCGGCGCGGCGGGCATGTCGGTCGGGTCGTCGTCGGCCTCGTCTTCGGTGACGAGCGCGTGCCAGGTGAGCCCTGCCTCGACCGCACCGTAGCCGTTGTCGGTGAACGTGGCGCAGACCGATTCGGCCGTGGTGTCGGCAGGCTCTGCCGGGAGCAACGCCCACAGAAGGTTGACGCCGCGGGCCTTCGACTGCTCGAGGCGGAATGCCTCGCGTTCGTCCTTGTCCATGACGCGGACGCCCTCGGCACGCAGCGCGGCGATGAGCTTCACGCCGGCGTCGGTGCGGGTGCGGGCGTTCTTCGCGTTCTGCACGGCCCACGACCAGTTCGCCGTCCCGGGGTACTTCGCGAGGGTCTCGTACACCTTCGGGTAGTCGGCGAACTGCTGCAGGGTGAGGGCTTCGTCGATGGTGATCTGCCGCTCGATGACCTTCGTGCGAATGTCGGCGGGGGCGGCGGCGAGCTTCACGCGTTCGCGGATCGTCTTCTGGGTGCGGCCGGTTCGGGCCGCGATCGTCTTCACATCGATCTTCAGGTCGAACAGGGTCTGGTAGGCGTCGCCCTCTTCGACGGCGTTGAGGTCGGCGCGCTGCAGGTTCTCGGTGAGCATGGCCTGGAGCTGATCTGCTTTGTCGGTGAGGTCCTCGCGGATGAAACACGGGACCTGCTTGAGGCCGGCCTTCTTCGCGGCTGCGTGGCGGCGGTGCCCGGCAATCAGGACGTACTTGCCCTTGCCGGTGTCGGCGGGTGCGACGACGAGGGGCTGCAGGACTCCCTGCGCCTTGATCGACGCGGCGAGCTCGGCCACGTTTCCGACTGAGGCGCGGACATTTCCGGTGTGCGGGACGAGGCTCGTCAGCGCGAGGTGCTCGAAACGTGGGGCGGTCTTCGTGGTGGTCATCTGAGAGTCCGTTCGGTTCGTCGGGAGAAACGCCGGCGCGGGGTGTAGACGGCGTTCGCGGGGCGAGGGTTGTGGGGACGGTGAGCAGAGCAGGAGTCGCGGTGCACGATCCACAGGGCTTCGCCGTTCGCGATCGCGGCGTGGAGGGCGTCACCCTTGAGGACCTCGGCGTACACGACCGGGGGCCGGTCGGCCCCGTTCTCGTACACGAACCGTTTCCGGACGGAGCCGAGCGCCGGGTCCGGGGAGGTGTCGAGTGCGATCCACGAGTTCTCGCGGACCATCGACCTCGCCCACGCGATCGGCTGACGGCAGTCCCTGCACGTCGCGGTGCTCACGGCCAGGAGTTCCTTTCCGGTTGAGGCGGGTTCGGGTCGAGTCCGCAGTTCTCGCGGATCCGGGCGGTCGTGTACGTCGTCCACTTGGTGTGGGCGGCGATCTCGACGTCGGTCAGGCCGCGGCGCACGAGTACGGCCATCAGCACCCCACGGTCGTACGGGGTCAGGACTTCGGCGGGCTGGGTGCCGGCGAGTGCTGCCTCGAAGTGGATCGGGTTGTCCAGCTGATGGCGGCCGTTCATGGCAGGAGCCGGGCCGTCTGGATACCGATCACGGCGGCGGCCGCGACGAGGACCGCGACCAGTGACCACGCCTGCCAGGTCGTGCAGGCACCGGACGCCAGCCCGGCGACCGCGGACGCGGCGGCGAGACAGGCAACGATCAGCGCAGTCACGACAGGAGTCCCGCGCACTGGTACGCGATCCAGCAGGCGGCCATCACGCCGGCACCGATCACGTACACGCTGACGACGGTGACGAGGCCCCTCATGCCGCGAGCTCGATTCCCTGGATGACTGTGTTCGGCGGCATCTCGTCGACCTGCATGCGGTCGTCGGGCTGAATCCAGAACGGTGTCACCGGCGCCCAGTAGTGGATGCCTTCGCGCTCTCCGGCGTAGACGAGACGGGCGCGGCCACGTTCGCGGATACGTCCGTTCGGCAGTGCGTACACCACGCGGCAGCCCCGGGGCTTCGGCGGGCAGGCAGCGAAGCGGCGGCCGAGCTCGGCGGCGAGGTCCCAGCGGGGCTGGTTCTCGAGCTGGTCGAGATGCTCGGCGACGGCCTCGGTGTACCAGTCGCTACCAGCAGGTGTCTCGATGTCGGGAATGGTCATGCGAGGACACCGTTTTCGACGATGACGCCGAGCGGCATCGCGTCGATGTCCTCCCAGCGCGGCAGAACGTTCTCGCGTGCGAGCCCCGCATACACCGGGAGAGTCGCCGCTGCGTGGGCGCCGGTCGGCTGGACCAGTAGGGGGCGGGTGGCGGGCTTACGCCGAAATCGCAGGAGGCTCATCGGTCTCTCCGTTCATCGGTTGGTTGGTGGCCGGCGGCGACGGAAGTACAGCGATCGCGCTGTACAGGAACAGGAACTCCCATTGATGGGTTCCGTCGCCGCCGGAGATGGGGGCGGGTCATGGACGGGGCAGACTCCACGATGGGGAGCGCGAGGAGGGCTCGAAGAAGGGGGGCGCGAAGCTAAGCGGCCCGTTCGGAAAGATCGATCTTGCGAAACTCGGCTGTCACCGAGTTCTCTTGAAAAACTGTGAGCGGCGTTGTGCGACTGAGGGCTTCGTCAAGCCACTCCTGCATGTCAGCCGTCCAGCGGGTCATGCGGCCCGCGGATCTGTGCTGCCGAAGATCTGCTCGGCCTCGCGGATGAGTTTCCACGCGTCAGTCCCGAGCACTTCTGCTGCACAGCGCATTTCATCAAAAGTGAAGCGATGCACGCCATCCAGGCGATTCTTACCGACCGTGGGAGCTAGCCCCATCGCCTTCGAGAAGGCCCGCTGACTCATGCCTGCGGCTTCGACCTTGCCGCGAATGACCTTCGCAACGACTTGATAGAAATGTTCCATACAGAGCAGAGTAGCGCTCTATTTGGAGCATCACAACCGGTTTGTACGGTGTGTCGCAAAGCACACCGATCGAACTGGGCAACCGTGATCTAAATGGATCACAAGGGGTGGCGATCCGCTATCGTGCTCTATATGGCACAGAAGGCACGGAAGATCGGACGCTATAACGAGATCCTCGTGGACGAGCTCGCGCAGGAGATCGCGCGCCTCGGGTACACGCAGCAGGAACTAGCTCACCGGTCCGGCCTATCCCGCGTCACCATTGGGAAGATGCTCCGACTCGAGTCGGTGATGGACATCGGCCAAGCGCATGCCATCGCTGGCGCACTGGGCGTCGAGCTGTCCGACCTAACTGCGCGTGTGGACGATCGCCTCAAGGGATGAACACAGCATCCCCGACAGCGGCACGCCGAGTGCCGACGCAACCGATGCGGCGGCGTCCACCGGCATCATATTCGGATGCGTGATCCACTCCGAGACGTCCACCGGACACTCGCCGATGGCGGCCGCGAGCGCGAACACATCCAGGCCGCCTAGTTCCATCCCCGAGGCGATCGCACTCGCCAGAGCTCGATCAGGCATAGCCAGCCCCCAATACCAAACAGTCGATCGTTTTCTGGGCACAGAGTAGACCGGGGCTCCGACACGACGGAAGCCCCGGTCTCACCTACCCGAAAGTAGGGTTAGAGCCAGGTCAGACGCACGAGCTCCGGGCGAAATCTGGGCCCTGAAACGCCAGGATCGATCGTCACCTCGGCGAGGCTCCGAATGACCGAACGCTTCGACGCAATCGGCATCTGCTCCCACCGCGGTCGGGCGTTCACGCCCAACAACTCCCCGACCACCGGCTGAACCACTGCCGACGCCGCGGCCTCCGCGGCACGGATCTGGGGAAGCAGCTTCCCCTCGATACGCGCGAGGGACGACGCCGTAAGTTCGCCGGCGGCTGCCGCATCGACGAACTCGTCCAACTGGACCCGCAGTCGTGCCGCTTCCCGTGCCGCTGCCGCTGCATCGTCGTCGACCAGATCCTTCACACCCGACATCTGCTCACACCGCGCGATGATCGCCTCCGAGACCAGCAAGTCGACCGGCTCCATCCTGCGAGAGACGCAGAAATTGTGGACGCAGGCATACGAGTGCTGGCCGTGACTCTTCTTTCGCCACAAAAGGTCCCCGCACACACCGCACTTTGCGATTCCGGAGAGCAAATGCACCGGAGCGCTGCCTCGGGTTGTCTTCCGGCGCGGGTCGGTGAGGAGCGAGCAGATCACGCGGTGATCCTCAGGGTCGATCAGCGGTTCCCATGACGCGGGGGTCAGGGTCCCAAGATGGGTCCGCATGCCTGCATAGGTAGGACTCAACAGCAACCTGCTCACCCTGGACGACGCCCACCTCGCGGCAGAATGGGGCGTCGGAATCTCGCGTTCGTTGAGATCACAGCAGATCGAGTAGATTGACTCGCCCGCCAGGACCCGCTTCGCGAGTTCCTTCACGATCGGCGCTGTCTGCTCGTCGGGTACGCGCTGCCCGTTCGCCGCCAGCCGGTAGCCGTACGCAACCTTTCCGTGCGCGCGCCCCATCACAGCAGCCTGCGCATGCGCCCGCTTCATCCGCGAGCGAGCGTGGTCGATCTCGTGGCGAGCCACAGCGCCAACGATTCGGGCCGTCATCTGGCCGGCCGGCGTGGAGAGATCCAACTCACCCGCCTGAACGGTCCGAACCGTGATGGATCGGCGCTCGCACAGGCTGATGAATTCCTCCAACTCGCTCGGCGAGCGATGGAGCCGATCGGTGTGCCACGCGAGCACTGCCTGAGCTTCACCGCGATCGAGGGCATCCAGCATGGCCCGGTACTGAGGGCGCGGTTTCCCGGAGTACGCGCTGATGTCGTTGTCGGAGTAGACATTTGTAATCGTCCAGCCGAGTTGCTCGGCCAGTTTCCGGCAATCTTCACGCTGACGCTCAACACCCAGTCCTGCACCGACTCGGTCCTTGGAGATGCGTGTGTAGACAACAGCGCTGGTCATGGATACAGTCTAGCGTGATCGCCCCCCTTTCTAGCCAATGAATGGCTAGAAGTTCCTTAAGGGGTAGCGAATAAAGGAAAGACCCGAAGCGGTTGCAGCCGCCCGGGTCTGGATGTCCGACTGTCGAAGGAGTCGAACGTGTCCCAGCATACCTCTACCAGCGGAATCATGCGAGGCCCCCGCCTCACCGCACACTTCACCACCATCAGCAATTCCGTCATGAACGACCAGCGTTTGAGCTTCCGCGCGCGCGGCGTCCTGATGTGGCTGCTGTCCAAGCCCACCGACTGGCATACCCGTTCGATCGCGATCGCCGCGCAGTCGCCTCGCGAGGGTCGAGACGCTATCCGTACCGCGATGCGCGAACTCGAAGCACTTGGCTACCTCACCCGTGAGCGCGTCCGCGAGGCCGACGGCTGCTTCCGCATGGTTCAGATCATCCACGAGATCCCGGTCGATCCGTCTGTCGCACCGGGGCCTGAGAATCCGGGAGCCGGTTCATCCGGCGCCGGTGAATCCGGCTCTACACAAAGGACTGGTTCTTCACTAAGAACTGACACCAACACACCCCCACTCCCCCAGCCGCAATCGCCGCCGACGGATCGGATTCCGAAGCGGGTGGGTGTGGTGATGAAGTCCTCGATCGACGAACGCTTCACCGGCCTGGCGGCCGCGTGCCGCGATCGTGGACTGGCAGCACGCTGGGATCGCCTGAAGCCTGAACAGGTTGAGCTGATCGAAGGACTGGTCGAGACGCACGGCGTCGCGGCCCTCGCCAAGGCCGCCGTCGATGTGCACCGACCCTCGAACCCGACCCGGTACGCGCAGGGCTGGATCAACACCTGGTTCGCCATGCCGGTTCCCCGCGCTGCCGCACCGCAATGGTCCTCGTGCGGGCGTTGCGACGACCAGGGCTGGATCCAGTGCGATCCCACAGTGCTCGACGGCGCAGTGCGCCGCTGCTCCTGTCGCACCGCCGTGCGCCCCGACTCGGTGGCCGCATGAGCAACCTCGACCAGGCGGCGCGCGAGGAGCTCGACGCCGCAGGCATCACCCCGTCCGCCTGGGCCCGCGCCCACTTCACCGACGGCCGCTGGCACGGAGACGCCTGCGGATGCCCCGACGACCGCTGCACCGGCCACCACCACAACCACGGCGAGCCCTGCCGCTGCCTCACCGCGCTGATCGTCGACCACACGAACGGAGCCGACCTGTGACCCGAACCATCTCCATCGACGAGCGCCTCGTCTACGGCATCGCCATCGTCGCGTTCGTGCTGTCCTACTCACAGCTGGCCGACCTCGCCGCCCGCGCCGGCTACGGCACCTACATGGCCCACGCATGGCCCCTCGCCGTCGACGGCCTCGCCGTCATGGCCACCCGCGCCGTCCTTCGACTCCGATCCGGTCAGTGGTACGCGCGGGGGCTGCTCGGCGCGGCGACCGCGGTGTCCGTGATCGCGGGCGCTGGCGCGCACCTGACCCCCGCAGGCCCGCTCCCCGGGTGGGCCGGCGCCGCCGTCGCGGTCGTCCCACCACTCACGCTGCTCGTCGCACCGCACCTCGCGGTGCAGCTCCGACGCGACGCGGCAGACTCCAACGCAACCGCCTCACCCGAAGACGTCGCAGACGGCATCGACGCACCCGACGACGAACCGACGCAGCAGGATGGGTCCGACACCGACGCGACCGTCATCGCGCTCACCGCAGTCTCCGACGCGCAACAGAGCTTCGACGCACACGCAGACCAGCAACGACGCAACGCAGTCCAGGCCAACGCAGTCTTCGGCGCGAGTAACGCAGCCGCCGCCGCAGGGCACGTCACGCCCGACGCACTCCGCGAGACCAACGACGCGAAGTGGCCTCGCGCAGTGCATCTGCTCGCGACGCGCCCTGACATGTCGCAGCGCGCCGTCGCGGCTGAAGTCGGCATGTCCGACGCGGCACTGCGTCGACGCATGCCCGCCGGCGGTCGCGACGCGCTCGTCGCGGCGCACGGAAGGGTGGCTGGCGCGTTGGCTGGATAGCTGCGCGCGGCTTCCGACACCGCTGGCATGATTTCTGCCATGAGACGAACGATCGGCGTGGTGGCGTTGTCCGCTTCGGTGCTGGTGCTCGGCGGGTGCACCAGCACCGACGAAGGACCATCGGAAGGTGCTCTGAGGCAAACCGCCTGCGAGTCGTTTGCGGAGATCACTCCCGGGTTCTACGAGAGCACCGCGGCGATCGGAACGTTGTCGGATCCCAGCGCCAGCACCAGCGATCGCGCTGAGGCGATGAGCAAGCAGCTAGAGGCCATGTCTGGCTCGAACAAGCGAACCCGCCCGTATGACTGCAACGATCCTCGCGACGAGGAGTACTTCGCCGACTTCTATTCGGGTTTCATGAAGGACCAGCAAGCCGAGAAGTAAGCCGCACTCCAAACACAGATGGCCCCCACCGCGCCAGTACTTCAGACGCGGTGGGGGCTTCGTGATTCGAGTCAGCCTTCTCCGATCGGCCCCTCGCCAAGTGGGGCCGGCTCGGGGTCGATGGTGATCGGGGCGATGGGTTCGGTGTTGATCGCGAACCCGGATGCTGATACGAGGGCGCCGGCGGCGTTGTGGCCTTCGAGGCGCATCCATGACTGCTGGGTGTCATAGGTGGCTGTGAAGGTGATGCCGTCGAGACCGGGAACGGTGAACGAAGTACTCATAGGTCGTTGGCCTTCCATTCGTTGATGCCCACGGATGGGATGTGGATGTAGCCGAAGATCGCGCCGCGGTGCACGTTGGCAGTCTCGAATCCTTGGCGGCGGAATCCCGGGCCGCTGGACACTTCGTGATAGACGTCTTTCCAGTCGATGGCGTCCGCGCCGTTGACCTTCACCAGGTACTGGGAGTACTGGAACTGCGGCGGATTCTGGGTGTCGTCGTACTTGTCGGTGACACGCAACTCGACCCTGTCACCTGCCGACCACGCGTACTCCCTTGAGTTCATCGTCTTGCCCGACGGATTGGTGTCGGTGTACGCGCGGATCTCAAGGATGCCCCAGCGGATTCCGACGGTCACTGCGCGGGTCATGTCGGCGTTCGAGCGGAGAGCTGCCTGGGCACGAGGGTTCTCCTCGAGGTTGGCGTTCGACCTGTCGAACCCGGTGATCTTCACCGAGACCGACTCCGAATCTGTCGACAGCTGCGAGACGTACACGGCGCGGGTGAAGTCGGTGCGGGTCGCGAACGTGCCGTAGTTGATCCGCTTGCACTGGGCGACCCCGTTTCGGACATCCATGCCGACACCGAACACCGACCAGTTCACACCGAGCGATGGCGCGTCCGCTCGATCGAACAGGTCGACGAACGCCACCTTCACGAGCCCGAACGTCTGCCCCAGACACACCCACGGGATCCACGTCGACGATGTGTCGAGCTGGGCTGGCACGAGCGTGCTCGGCGCATACGCTTGGCCAGACCGGTTCATCCCGAGTCGGGACGGGTGGACGCCGGGCATAGCCGCGATGCCCGCCGTCTGGCCCCCGAGCAGGTTTCGCGGTGTCCGGCCGGCGCCGGTCTGGTGGACGACCACCGCGAACCAGTCACCCTTCTTCGCTACGAGGTCGTAGCCGATCTCGACACGCACGTCGGACGCGCCCGAGCCGAAGGATCCTTCCTGCGGAGGGCTCGACCACTGCAACGCGAGTTCACCGTTCGGGCGCCCAGCCGCGGTCTTGCCCATCTTGTAGACGTGCACGGTGAAGATCGCCGGGTTGGCCACCGTCTGCGCGGCAATGACCAGACCGACGGTGTTGTACACCCGGTCCCGTGTCGCGTTGATGTATCCGATGTCGAGTCGGTCGAGCGCGGTGGTGTAGACGGGATCCGCCCAGGAGATCGTCGCCTGATGGTTGTGGCGGTGCGTGCCGCCGTTGTCGTCGACCTGGGTGCTGGTCTTGGCGTTGACGATTGTCGGCAGCGGTTTGAGGTCGGCGCGCGGGAACACGACGTCTTCCACCGGGTTCAGCGACATCCAGCCCGGCACGTCCGTCGGGACGTCCTTCGGCTCCGCCTTGGAGCCGATGGCCTCGTTGGCCTCCGCGATCTTCGTCGCGTTCGCGAGGTTCTGTTCCTCGGCCGCGGCCGCCAGTGCCGCCGACTCCGCGGCGTCCTTCTGCGCGGTCATCACGGACGGCGCGGTGTCGATCTTCTCGCCGACGCCGTCATCGAAGGACTTGCCGGCATCGCGCAGGAACGGTGAGTCGAACGAGATGCCCTCCGGCGGATCGAACTCGCGCCCGGAGTACCCGATGTGTGGGGAGATCGGGTCGAAGAACTCCGTCATTCGTTCACCGGCATCAGCCGCACGCGCAGGAACGCGCGCTCCTTGCGGGTGTAGAACCGGCACGGCGTAGCGCCGCCCTCCACACGCGAGGCGATCACGTACAGCACCGCCTGCGTGCCGGCGGGCACGACTGCCCCGCCTCCGGGCGCGGCGGTCACGTCGGCCGCGGGGATCGCGTGACGTGTGGTCCACACCCCGAGGGCCTCACCGGTGGACGCTCCCGCACCGCGGGCGACGAGCGGACCGGAGACCGCGTTCAGGCGAACCTCGAGGTCGAACCGCTGACCGGACGCCGACTGGGTCATGAACTCGCAGAACGCCGTGACGTCCGGCTGCCATGCGTACGGCTGCGCGGGGACCGTCAGTGTCGTGATCTGCTGCACCGTTCCGTTCCAGTTGACTCCGGAGTCGACTGTCAACCAATCTGTTTCGGTGCCGACCTTGGTGTAGGTGCCGGGCGAGAGCGCGATCTTCTTCGCGCCGACCCGGTCCGGCGCCGACTTGAACAGGAACGTCCCCACGTCGGCAGCCGCGAGGTTGTCCGCATCGGAGGCCGACATGATCGTCGCCGGCGGGCCCGGGACGGTCGAGTCCGCGCCCTTCGGCCCGGGCTTCGCGACGATGTTCAGCCGGTAGGCGGCGTCACCGGTCTTATCGAGGGAGAACCCCCACTCCGCGCCCTCGGTGATGGTGCCGGGGGTCAAGGTGATCGCCGGGCCGGCAGGGCCGACCTGGATGTAGTTGGGCTTTCGGGCGAGGTTGGTGCCGTTCCAGAACCACGCGTCCGGGGATCCGGTGACCGACCACCACTTCCCGATGTCGGCCGGTCCCAGCGTCTGCGGCGAGGGTAGCGCGCCGACGTTCGCGACCTCGGCCATGTAGCGGGCGGGCGGCCCGGGCTCGCCGTCCTTGCCCGGGTCGCCCTTGTACGCGAGCGCGTCGATGTCGAGGTTTCCGCCTTCGAGCTCGAGGACACCACGGTTCGTGGACCGGATGTCCCACGAGTCACGCAGCCGGATCCGCAGCGTCGCCGGTACCTCAAAGTTGAATCCTGGCTCCATCTTTCACCTTCTCAGTTCGTTGCGTTCTCGACAGCGGTGCGGGTGGCGTTCACACCCGCGATGGCCAGCGCGAGCTGGCGTCGGGTCTCGCCGAGCGCGCTGATGATGATCTGCATGTCGGCGTCGTGCTGTTCGCGCATGGCGGCGATCTCGTGCGAGTGCTGCTCGCGCATGGCGGCGATCTCGTGCGAGTGCTGCTCGCGCATCGCGGCGATCTCCTCGGAGTGCCGCTCGTCGGCGCTGCGGCGCTCGCGGCGGGAGGCTTCGAGCTGCTCCTTGACCAGTTCGAGCTCCCCGACGACCTCGGCGTAGGCGCGGGTGTCGCGGCCGGTGACCCACCGCCAGGCCGGGACCACGGTCTGGCTGGCGTACCGTTTCGCGGCTGCGGCGAGAACGAGCAGGATCAGGACGACGAACCCAGCGATGGTCAGTGGATGGTTCATGGCGGGTTCGGGTATTTCGACACCGCTGGGCAGCTCCTGCGATTCCACGCCTCACCCCCTGCGTTCGGCGGCGTAGCGCTCGATCTCGGCGATCTGGCGTTCGGTGACACCGTTCGGGGTGTTCTTCACTCCGACGGTGGTCAGTGCGGCGATCGCGACGAGGACCCCGACGACGATCTGGTTCGGCAGGTCGATACCGACCGCGATGACCGTCCAGACGATCGACACGACCAGGCCGGCGAGCGACGTCGCGGTGTTGGAGAACTTCCGGTACCAGGGCTGTGATTCGAGCAGGGGGCGGAGCAGGTCACCGATCAGCTGAGGGTTCATCACTTGGCTCCGATCTCGTCGAGGATGGCCTGGGCGCGCCGCTTGGAAAGGTCACTGCCGTCGCCGGCCATTCCGTCCCGAGCGACACGCTTGACGATGTCCACGTACTCGGGGATGCCGAGCCGGGCCTGGCGTTCGACGAAGTCCTCATGCTCGCGGGCGTCGATGTTGAGGATGAAGCCGACAGGGGTGTCCACCGGGCGGTCGTGGTCGCGGTAGATCGAGCGCGACGCGAACTGGGTTCCGAGTTCTTTGTCGGACAGGGACATCAGGGCCTCCTGGAGGTTGGGGACGCCAGCGAAGAGGGCGTCGAGTTCGAGGGTGGTTCCGCGGAACGCGTTGACGTCGACCGATTGGCCGGCCACACGGCCGCGTTCGGAGAACTGCAGCAACTGCACCGGGACGGCACCGGGATGGAACGGCTCCCATCCCTTGTAGCCGTTGCCGGGATACAGGTTCGACGCGTAGCCGGTGCCGTTGACGTAGTCGCTGTTCCACACGCCCACCGGGAGACCGGAGAGGTTCGGTGCCCCCATGTGGTCGCGCCAGTACCAACGCGGGATGTACGCCGGCAGCAGTCGCACTCCGCGCTCGGTGTAGGCGGCGATCCGCGCGAGGAGGTCGTCGAGGCTGCCCCGGTTCTGGTCGTCCTCGTAGTCGATCTGCAGTGGGAAGTCGGTGCCGCCAGCATGCGCAAGGTAGGCGTCGGCCTCGCGGTGCGGGTCGGTGTCGACGCGGCAGAAGACGTAGCCGCCGAACCGGCCCGGGAAGTGGGTGCGCATCTCCTCGCGGGCCCGCGGCCAGTACGGGTCCCGCCAGGTGCCCTCGGTGACCTTGTGGGTCGCCCAGGTGAAGCCTTCGGCGCGCGCGGCGGCGAAGTCGAAGTTCTTCTGGTGGTTGGAGATGTCGATCCCGTACTGCACTGGTGTGGCGGCCGGGGCCGCCGGTGGCCGCTGACCGGGTTCGGGAACGCCGGGGTCGAGGGCGCCGGTGAGCATGGCGGCCGGGTCGAGGCGGTCCGGCCCGGGCCGCACCCAGACGAAGCGGTGCCACTCGAGGTGCAGGTGCGGGTCGACGCCGCCGTTGGTCCGCCGGTCGGGGTTGATCGACGCGATGCGCTGCCCGGCCTCCACGCGCTGACCGAGCTCGACCTCCGGGGTCACGTGCCCGTAGACGGTGGTGCCGCCGCCGTCGGCGGTCGGATGGTCGAGCACCACCCACCGGCCGAACCCGTCGGCCGCGCCGACCATGATGACGGTGCCGCCCTGGACAGCGTAGACAGGCAGCCCGCCGGAGCCGCCGTCTCGGCCGAAGTCGGTGCCGTAGTGGAACTCGGCGCCGCGGCGGCCGAACGACGAGGTGATGATGCGGCCGTGTTCGAGCGGCCAGAACTTCGGAGCCATATCGGTCCTCGAATCCTGTTGTGTGCAGGTGCTTATTGAATGGCCATCGTGATCGCATTGAACTGCGCAACGAGCCGCTTGACGCGTTCGGCGTTCTTCTGGGTCGGCGACTTGTCGGGTTCGTCGTCACCGATGTAGGCGGTGGCGAGGACCGACGTCTCTCGATCGTCGACAGCCTCGATCGCTTCGACACGGTCGTAGAACGTGCGCAGCTCGCCGCCGCCGACGCGGTCTTCCCAGCCGACGAGGTGCGCGATGTCGTAGTCGCGGAACGCGCCCCACGGCGACCAGTCCAGGACCTCGATCTTGGCGCGGCGCTTGCCCGCGTTGTCGAACAGCGTCTGCTTGGCGACCTGGCGGCCGGACCACGTGTACGCGGCCGGTCCGCCGTTGCCGAGCGCCTCCGGCAGCGCGAACGGACCGAGCTGGGCCTTCAGGCGGTAGTCCGTCGCCGCCATGAACGCGAAGAACAGATTGTCGAGGACACCCTTCAGCGCCGACGCGAGACCCGGGATGATCAGCTGCGCGAACGAGAGCAGCGCGGAGATGCCGGCCTCGACACCGATCTGCACCAGCTTGTTCAGCCATGACGGCGACTTGCCGCCGACGACCGCCCGGTACGCCTTCGGGGCGGTGACCTCGACAGTGGCGTCGATGATGCCGTCCGAATCCTCCGACCACACCACCGACGGCAACTCCTGCTGCCGCATGATCTTGCCGATCTTGTCGGCCAGGTCGGGAAGGTATCCGCCGACCAGATCGTCGATCCCGTCAGCGATGGCCTCGGCGATGGTGTTGACGATGCTGTCGAGCAGCGTGCCCGTCTTGATCAGGCCGCCCTTCTTAGGGCGGTCGACGACGTCGACGATGATCTGCGACTCGGTCAACGTCAGCACGTCGGGCATCGGCTGCGGGTCGCGGCCCTTGATCCAGTAGCGGGGCCGCACGTGGAGGGTCGAGTCCCTGAGCCACTCCTCGAACAGCTGACCAAGCGGCACCATCCGGGCCTGCATCATCGAGAACTCGGACGTGTCGCGTAGCGCGTTGTACGGCAGGACCGTGATCGGGCACTGACCTGTCCGGAACTTCAGGCGCCACACGTTCCGCTCGATGTAGTAGCGGATGCCCGACGCGAGGGGACCGTGCCACAGATCCTGCGGAATGATTTGTGCCTCTTCGATACCCGGGATCGGCATCGGGTACGCCATCATCGCGTAGAACCACACCCAGTTGTCGACGAGGGTGACGGTGATGGTCTTGTTGCCCTTCACCCCGCGCGAGATCGCCTTGTCGACGCGGCCGTCCCAGTTCTTGCCGTTGTAGGTGACCCGGACCGGGATCACGGTGGTGTCGCACGACATGAACAGCTCGGCGAACTCCGAGTCGCCGGCGACGACGAGCTGGGCGACGCCGACGCCGCGGCGCACCCATTTCGCGCGGGCGGACTCGTAGTCCCCGACCATGCCGAGCGGGGCGAGCTTCGGGGTGAACACCTCGACCTCGAACTCGGCTGCCTGCCCCTGCGGGGGCTTCTCCTCGAGTAGTTCGGCCCACATCTGCGCGGACCACGTATCGAGCGGTGACGCGGCGTCGGGGTCGATTGCTGGAATCGTCGGTGCGGTCACCGGGGCCTCCTCGACTTCGGTCGGATAGTGCACACCGCCGACGAGGCGGCGTTGCCACCGATCACGGCAAGCTTCTTCAGTGAGAACCGTGTGCGTCCGGGTACCGCGTTGCGGAACCGCTGAGCGCCCATGTCCGCGTACAGGTTCGGGCGCATGTTCGACTTCGCCAGCCGTTTCGACGGATCTGTGTGGAAGAGGGCGACCTCCCCCGGCTTCAAGTTCGGCGTAGTCACGACGGTGTCACCGTCCGGGATCCGGAACACGCCCGGCCCCTTGACGACCCACTCCGGATACGCCTTCCGGTCGCCCGAGTTGAAGATGGTCAGGTCGAGCGTCAGCTGACCGTTCTTCCACTCCCGGGTCTCCTCGATGCCCATCCAGTACGCGTTGCCCGAGATCACCGGGACCAGGTACGGGATGAACCTGTCGAACGCCGGATCCATCTTGTCCGCGATCCGCGGCTGGTCCCCGAGCCGGAAGTCGATGTACCGCAGCCCGAATGTCTTTGTGTACACCTGCAGTTGGGACTCGAACATGTAGTCGATGTCCGACCAGAACCCGTCGTTGACGACCTGGAACGGCCGGCCGAACGCCTCGTGCACGTAGACCGGGAGGAAGAACTCCCGAGGGTCCATCACCGCTCCGAGCCATCGGGCCCCGTCGCCGCGGGCGGACTTGAACCACTGGTGATTGCCCTTGGGCTCTTGGTAGTCCGCCCAGCCGGGCGCGAGGACTGCACCGCAGCCCTTGCGCCCGACCTGGTGGTGCTCGGACAGGTACCACGCCCGCTCCGGCAGCCCCTGTGCCGCGCCGGGGCCGACGAGGACCACGTTCGCGGTGTCGTCCGGAAAGAAGGTCATGGCCACACTCCTGCCGTCTCCCATTGCTCTATTCGTCGTGCCTTGTGAATGCCGGACGCGACTGCGTTCGGGTCGAATCCGTTCGGGAGCTGGACCACGGTCTGCCGACCGCTGTCGAAGACATCGGTGTCCCGCAGCGGCGCGGCGGGCTGGTCCATCGACGACCGCATGATGGCGCGGAACGACTGGAACATCTCCCGCGTCGCTTCCATCTCCACCGTCTCCCGCGGGTTCAGCACGAACTCGCGCTGCCGGGAGAGGTTGAGCCCGAGATCACCAGGCTCGAGCGCGCCGCCGTTGTCGTAAACCTTCACCCCGAGCGACTGCAGGAACGCCTTCGCCCAGTCCGGCACGAACGCGGCCGCCTGGCCGTCGGGGCCGACGATGTCGGTGATCCACGACGGCAGCTGCATCCCCGGCGCGGTTCCGTCCGCACCGAACCCGTTCGGGGCCGCCTTCGCCACCGCGAGACCGGCGTTGACGAGTGGGCCGAGGTCGTCGGAGGCGCCGTAGTAGCCGAGGACGTCGGAGACGTTCGACGACACGAACTCCTTCGCCACCTCCCCGAACAACTCCGACCACGTCGACGGAAGCCCCGACGGACGCTCGAGATCGGCCTTCCGGTTGTTCGCCCGCATCAGCGCGATGTCGGCTTCCTGCATCTCGCCCGGCGTCCGGTCCGGCTTCGCGTACACCTCGTCGCGTTCCCGAGACGCCCGATCGACCGCGAGTTGTGCTTCGAGGCGGTCGAGTTGCTCGTTCGACAGCGACTTCCCGAGTGCCGGCGCCGGTGGTGCCGGCGCCTCGCCGCGCAGTGCGGCCGCCTTCTCCCGTTCGAGGTCCTCGACCCGGATCTCCGCCTGTCGCAGCTGGATCCGGTCGTCGTCGTAGTCGCGGGGTGTGCGCTTGTCGTCCTTCTTCGGGTTGAGGTCGTCCCGAGCCTTCTCCACCGCGATCCGTGCGCGCTGCAGATCGAGCTCGTCCTTCTCCGACCACTCCTTCTTCTTCTCCGAGGAGACGCTGTACCCGAGCACGACCTGCTGAGGTTGCCCCACCGGGCCGTTGACAGCCCAGTGGACGTGGTCGCGGTGCTCGGCCATCGTTCCCGACCCGTAGAACCCCATCCCGTCGCCGACGTACGCGCCGTTCTTGATGTTGCGGTCGAACGGCGAGTGAATCAGCTCGAGCGTCTGGGACAGGTAGTTGTCGGCGATGAACGCGGCCAGCGCCCGCATCTCCGGGGTGGAGTCATAGCCGTTGGAGAAGTCCGCGGCATGCCCGGTCGAGTGATGGCCGTTGTCGGTGAACCGCAGCCCCGACGACATCTGCATGCCCGGGAACCGGGACTGCACCACCGCGGTCATCGAATCGACGATCTCACCACCGTTCGCGTACTTGCCCACCCTCCCCGCAGCGAGCGCTGCACGGAACCGGTAGACGCCCTCTTGGCCGCCTAGACGGTCGACGTCGTCCGTGGTGAGCATGTGCTCACCCGGCATCGCCAGGATCGGCACCGAGTCCTTCCCCGGGACCCCACCGGTGATCGGTCCGCCGAGCGCCTTCGGTGCGGGCTGTCCCGGCAGCGGAAGCGCCGAGGGGATCTTCGACGCGACAGCCGTCGGGATCGGGTCCGGGTTGAGCACCCGGAGAGTGACATTCGCGAAGTAGTTACCGGACGTGACCGCGTTGATCTTCGTCGTCGCCGGGTCGGTGTTGGCGTCCAGGACCACGGTCTTGCCCGGCAACTCCTTGTCGATCACCGCCTGCAGGTCTGCCAGTGTCTGCTCGTTCGGTGCCGACAGCTTGACAATCCCTGGCTTGCCATCCACATCTTCGACGCGGATGTGAACTTCACGCAGCTTCGCCAGGGTCGTGTCCGTCAGAGCGTTGGTGGGGATCTCGATACCCGCGGCATTCTGCTCAAGCATGCCCTTGACGACGACCAGCTCCTGCTTGACCGCATCAGCACCCTTTAGCGATGCCACAATCGCGAGGTCCTTCGGAATCAAGCCCGCTTCCTCAGACATCTTTCGGATCTCATCCACGGAGAGCCCGGTCGCGATTGCGAGCTGCTGGAACGCCTCCTCATTCCGCTGCCAGATCGGCGCCATGTCGGCGCCGGACGCGGCTGCCTGGATCGTCGCATCTTTGATGTCGTTGATCTGTGTCAGCAGACGATCGCCGTTCGTGGTGCGCGTCTCTACAGCACCGGCCGCGTTCTTGAGTTCTTGACCCCACCCCAGGGACTTGTCCCAGACCTCCTGCGTCGCGTCAGCGGTCTCGCGGATCTGCCGGTTGTACGACTGCATCGCAGCACCGACGTCGACCGGCTTCCCTGACAGAATGTCGAGGGCCGTCTTCAGCGCGTTAGTACGGTCAGCAGCGGACGAGGCATCGTCGGCGAGGGTTTTCACAGCCTCCGACAGGCTGAAGAATCCCGGGGTGGTGTTCTGCGCGACGTCACGGGTTTCGAGTATCTGCTGACGGACCTCGTTGAACTTGTCCGCGGCGGTAGCGCCACCGTCTCCCATACCGCGAAGCTTCTGTTCGATGTCGGACCACTTCGCGTTGTCGAGCATGGCCTGCGCGACTTGCTGGTCGGTCATCCCGAGGTCTTGGATTGCCTGCGCGGCCTGGCGATTCGATAGGGCGATCCGGTCCTTCTCGAAGGAAATGTCGTCGGACGATCCTCGCCAGGAGAGCACGACGTCGCCGATCACGTCTTTCGTGACGTCGGTCCATCGGGCATCGTTCGCGGCCGCGGTCTCGAACTGCTTCGACAGGGTCGACACCTGGCTGGTCACGTTCGCGATCGCGAGGTCGTCGAACTTCCCCTTCGACCGCGCGAGGATGTCGCCGAGCTCGGACTGCGACACCCCGATCTGCCGGACCGCGTCGTCGTACTGCTTCGTCAGTGCCTTCGCTTCGCTGACCGATGCCATCCACGCCGTGAGGCCGATGCCGGCAGCGGCGAGACCGGCCGCCCACGGGCCACCGAACGCGGAAACCACGCCGCCGAGCGCGGAACCGAGCCCGCGCGCACCAGCCGCCGCGGTGCCGGCAAGTGCGCCGCCGAGCCGAACAGCCTCGCCGGTAGCGGCCCGCAGCCCACCTGTCAGAGGTCCGGACGCGGACGCGATAGCGACCTGCCGCGACGCGAAGTCGGCCGCGGGCCCAGCAACGGACCGGTACGCGGCCCCCATGCTCGCGATCGCCGGGACCCGCGTCTCGAGTACCGCGATCGACGACGTCAGCCTGCCGACCTGCTCCCCCGACATCGCGGCGAGGGACTGCTGCACACGCAGCTCATCGTTGAAGCCCCGCAGGCTCGCGACACCGCGGCCGCCGAGGTCCGACAGGAACCCGCCGAGCCCGGTGACCTTGAGCGCCACGGCCGCGACCGCTGCGGCCTGTAGCGCCGGGTCGAGTTCCATGAACTCCGACGCAGCCTTCGCAGCAACCGATCCCGCCGTTTCGAGACCACTGATGATCGTCGGGGTGACGTCGGTGATCTTGTCGGCCGCTCCGCGCGCTAACGACTCGAGCGGTCCGTCGACGAGGTCGTACAGGCGCAGCGACAGATCTTCGGCCGCGTTCTGCACCGATCCGATCGCTCCGGGCAGGCCCTGCGTCTTCGCCGCCGCAACCTCCGCGGCCGCACCCTGCCGGCTGATCGACTCGCGCATCGAGTCGTAGCCGACGACGCCCTGCTCGGCCGCGATACCGGCCAAACGCATCGCGTCCGAACCGAACAGCGTGGCAGTCGCCGCCTGGTACTGCTCCTCGGTCATCCGCTCGGACGCCGTCTTCAGCTGCGCGAACAACTCACGCATGCCGACGAACTTGCCCTCGGCGTTGTAGATCGACAGCCCGAGGTCCTCGATCGCCGCCTGCGCGGGCTTACCCTGATCCGTCAGAGACAGGAGCGCGGTCTTGAGCAGCGTGCCCGCGTCGCTGCCGGTGATGCCGGCGTTCGCGAACAATCCGATCGTGGCGGCGGTGTCCTCGAGGGAGACACCGAACTGGTTGCTGACGGTGCCCGCCTGCGCGAGGCCGTACGCGACGTCGGTGATCTCCGCCGATGACGCGTTCGCAGCGTTCGCCAGGACGTCTGCCGCGGTCGCCGCGTAGTTCGCGTCCAGACCGTACGCCTGCAGCGCCTGAGACTGGATCGTCGCTGCCTGCGCGGCATCGACACCGGCGGCCGCGGCGAGCTGCAAGGTGCCCTTCGCCGCGCTCATCGCCTGATCGACCGAGAACCCGCCCTTCGCGAGCTCGGTCATGGCCAAGGCCGCGTCCGACGCCGACGTGTTCGGCAACTCGATGTCGTTGCCGAGCTGCTTCGCGCGCTCGCTCACCACCGCCATCTGCGCGGCCGACGCCTGCGAGACCGCGGCCATCTCGTTCAGCGACGTCGTGTACTCGTTGCCGAGCTGGATGACCTGCTTGCCCGCGCTGACGAGCGCCGCACCGCCGAGGGCGAGGCCCAGCGTTCCGGCGAGACGTTTCGCCATCCCGAGTGCCGGCTGCATCCCGGACTGCAGCTGCGCGGGGATACTCCCCGTTTCGAGTCCGACCTCGATATCGATCCGACCACCGGCCACGGGGACCTCCACACTCTGTAGTTACTGACCAGCCCGTTCGAGGGCTGCTTCGAACGCCTTGAACGCCGAAGCGTCCACGCGTTCACGGCCGTCCACCGTCCTCGTGGTGGCGGCCGGGTGCGCCGACTGCGAGAACTTCTCCCGAAGCTCGGTCGCCTGCTTCTGCCGGATCCGCGCAACGTCGTCGCGGCGCAACGCGATCGGCTCCAGAACCGGAACCGGCGGCGGCTTGATGCCCCGCCGCCGCCGATCGTCCGCCGCAGCCTTGACCGCGGGATCCTCCGGATCAGTAGTCCGGTCGATGTATTCGCCGTTCAGGAAGAAGTCGAACCGGTCGAGGAGCATCGCGGTGTTCTCCGAGTCCCGGAACTCGCGGTCGTTCTGCGCCGCGACGTCCTCGAGCAGCGCGACCGCATCCCGCCACGGCGCTGTCCGGAGCAACTCCCGCAGCCCGAGCCTGTGATGCCGGCGCAGACCGGCAAGGGCCGCGCCCCAGCCATCCTCGGAAAGAAGGGAGGCTAGGACGCGAGGAATTCCCCCTCAGCGTTGAACAAGCCTGTGCGGCGCATGATCCCGCGCACGAGCCGATCCGAGACGGCACGGGGCAGTTTCCCGACCTCGCCCCACAACACCGCCGGGTCGCCCTCAGCCAGCATGAAGGCCAGCTGCGCGACCATCCACTCGTTGTAGGCGCGATTGATCTCGGTGCGGTGCAGATCGTCCGCGGCCTCCCGATCCGCCGGCTCCATCGCGCGGTACTCCTCCGCGCTGATCGGATGCTCCGGAGCGACGAACCACAGCTTCGCCGACAGCGCGAGCACCTCCTCACCCGTGTAGCGGGTACGGGCCGCGTAGTGCAGCCCCTTGTACGTGAACGGCGACGGAGCTCCGCCGTCCGTCGCGAGGTCGTCGAGCAGATCGGTAATCGTGGTCGCTTCGGTGCCTGGCATGGCAGTTCCTTTCAACAGGGGTGTGGAAACGCCGCAGCCCCGCCGGGTGGGCGGGGCTGCGGAGGAATCTGGTCGGCCGGTACTGCTAGGCGGCGCCGCCGAGGTAGGCGGCGAGGACGTAGTTGCCGTGCCGATCGAGGTTGCCGCGGGCCCGGTCGTACCGCGACGTCATCCGCGGGTCGGAGTGGCGGGCCATGATCTGCACATCCCGCAGCGGCACACCAGCATCCAGCGCGCTCGTCACGTACCCGTGCCGCAGCAGGTGCGGGTGCACGTTGCGGGTGATGCCGGCCTTCTTCGCCAGCCGCGCCACGACACGGGCTGCGCTGCGGCGGGTCATGCGGGTGCCGTCGCGGCGGAGCAGCAGCGGCCCGGACGTCCGGTCGCCGGCCGCCCGGTCGAGCGAGCGTGCGACAGGGACGGGCAGCGGGATCGTCACCGGTTTGCCGCCCTTGCCGACGAGCTGCAGCACGCGGTGCCCGCGCTCGGTTCCCTGAAAGTCGCCGACGTCGACGTTGCAGGCCTCCGAGACGCGGAGGCCGAGGAGAGCGAGCATCGTGACGAGCGCGTCATCGGTCGGGGTAGAGGCCCGGGCCGCGGACACCAGCGCCGACAGTTCCGAGCGCGAGAGCCCGATCATGCGGGACTCGTCGAAGTACACCTTCGGCATCCGCACGTACTCAGCCGGATTGCGTTCGATCACGCCGTCGTGGTGCATGGTGCGGTAGAGCATCCGCAGGCACGAGAGCCTGCGGTGCACCGTCGCCGGCGCGTTGCCGCGCTCGTGCTCGAGGTAACGCGCGAACAGTTCGAGATGCGGGCGCTGGGCCTGCATCGGGTCGAGGCCGACGCGCTCACACCACTGGACGTAGGTGCGCAGATCGGTCTCGTAGGCGGAAAACGTCTGGCCGCTGTAGCGGGCGAGGAACCCGGCAACCGCGAGATCGAACGGGCTGAACACGGCGGGGGTTTCGGTGCTGCGGACAAGCGGCAGCAGGGTAGGGTCGACCACGGTCATCACTCCACTTACCTGGTGTGGTGGCAAGGCCCCGGCCTGGTGTTACCAGCACCAGTCGGGGCCGTCCTCGTTTTCGAGGTCCACAATCCAAGTTACCGAAAACCGACCGTTTGTCGACCCTCCCTGCGCGCCGGTAGTGAGCGATTACGGGCGGATGAAGACTCGGGTGAAATCCGGGTCCAT